CCCGAAATCCATTGGGAGCATCTCAAGGTAGCTGGCGGTAGGGTGCTTGACTTGGGATGTGGGTTCTGGACGGAAGCAGAAAGGCAAGAGGCCAACGGAACAACCAAGTATTTTCTGTCACAAAAGCCAGAGTTTTATATGGGCGTGGACATAAACCAAGGAGACATCAACACTCTTTCTCAACAATACCCGCAAGGAAAGTTCTTGTGCGAAAAGGCAGATTCCGCATTTCAAATGGATACTTGGATAACAGAGAACTCCATCACCCACATTAAGTGCGACATCGAGGGAGACGAGACTCAACTTCTGCAAATTGGGAATGTCCACAATCTAAAAGAAATTGCCATCGAGCTACACTATTCAGACGCTTGGCTAAAAGAGTTTATTGATTGGTTTGATTCGATTGGGTTTGAATGTTATCGGCACGACTCGGTTTCTTTTTGTGCAGAGATTAGCATTATCTATGGTCGCTTGAAATGCTGACCATCTTTACCATCGTCCTAAATGGAATGCCTTTTATCGAGAGGCATCTTGCAGAGTTTCAAAAGCTCAAGATTCCTTGGAGATGGCGGATTATCGAGGGAGTTAGCGAGCCAGTTGGATGCACCCGGTGGTGCAAGCAAGTACCCGACAAATGGCACAAGGATTTCAAGAGCATAGATGGAACGCACGAATATCTTGAAAGCATCCAAGGCGGGAATGTTGTTGTCTATTCGCAAGGCAAGCCATTCAACGGAAAGCTAGAGATGATTCAGCAAGCCTTGTTTGGTGTAGATGATGGGGTTGTGATGGAGGTGGACGCTGACGAGATGTGGAGAGCAGAACAGATCGAGGGGATTTACGAATGCTTAAAGGGGGCAGAGGAGGGGGCAACGATGCAGTTCCATTGTAACTTTTTTGTTGGAGAAAATAAGCGAGTGGTTACTAGGGAGGGCTATGGCTCGAACTGGTACGAGTGGATGAGGGCTTGGAAATGGGGCAAGAATGTTTGCTTTACAAGTCACGAGCCGCCCCGCCTAAACATCCAGTCTCGCCTAGTTCCAAGGGGAGTAACTGAAACTTGGGGGCTAGTATTCAATCACTATGCCTACGCAATTCAAAAACAAGTTGAGTTTAAGGAGGATTTTTATGGCTACAAGGGATTGGTGGATGGATGGAAAGAATTGCAAAAGACTATCGGCCCAGTTCGATTGAGCGAATACTTCCCGCACCTACACGATAAGAGCGTAGCCGATGACTGCTAAAACAATCAAATACTCCCAGAGGCTAGGAGACATTATTCGTTGTCTCCCAGCTTGCAAATATCTAGCAGATCAAGGCCACGAGGTGTTCTTTGATTGCTTGCCCCAATACCACGGCATCTTTGAGATGGTTTCTTATGTAAAGGTTGGGAACAAGGGAGATGTTATAGACCTTGAAATTTGGCCTAACAAATACCAAGAATATCGTTTCTCTGGCAAGACTTGGACAGAGTTTGTGTATGCTCACCCAGACATTAACAAGGCAGACCCAAAGGATATTCTATTCGACAAGCTGGACGATGCCCCAGCCAAGGGATTACCAGAAACCTATAATATGGTTGCCCCCTTCGGGATAAGCCAAGGGCATAAGCGAGACCCCCTGCAAATCATTGTTGAGGCAAGGAAGAAGTGCGGTGGAGATAATTTCTTTGTCCTATGCCAAGAGGGTACGGAGATTAAGGGATTACAAACCTACACAGCCCCAAGCATACCAGAACTGGCTAGGGCAATAAGAGGGGCTAATGAGTTTTGGTCAATAGATAGTGGGCAAATGGCAATAGCGGCTGGGGTTAGGAAAGAAAGTAAGGTTGTGTATTTCCCGCAAACAATCGAGCCATTTGATAAGGACAATATCTTTATCTGGGACAGCGTAGAGATAAATTGACATAAGGGGTGGGTTTATGGCGGGGACAATCGATACCACCTATTTCTCAACCGATCTTACAAATATGATCGGAGACCTATACACAGTTGTCACCGGGCTTGGCTCTTCTGCTGTATCTGCCTCTATTACCGACTTAACGATTGCACAAGAGCTAGATGTGGGTGGAGAGATTTTGAGGGTTACGCAAAGTATGGTTGTGCCATCATCAGCTATTTCCTCGCCAGTAACTATTGGGGCTTATATAACAGTAGGAACGGCAGAGAGGATGATTGCTGGCTATCAACAAAGTGCGGATGGAGTTAGCTACACTATCGATATAGCTGACCCAACGACCTAATGATCTCAATCGAGCGTCAGATTGAGAATGGGCTGGCAACAGCCTTGGCGGGTATTTCTGGCGTTAATATCTACAAGAGCGATACCGAAGGCCAACGATTGCTTCCCAACCTAGTAATTCAAACCTCGATTAGCTCTGAGGAAATAATCCCTTACTCTGGCGTATTTCGTTGCCCAGTCACAATCACCTATGCAACAAGGGCAGACACAACCACCCGAACAGATTTTGATGCTAAGTTTCAAGATATCTTACAAGTGATGTATCAAGAGCCTAATCTAGCTAGTGTTCTAACCACGGCCACTCTCAAGGTATTTTTGGCTAATGTGACATCAGAATCGCCAGACATTAGGTCAGAGAATAGGACTTGGGCAAAAACCATCTTCCTAGACATTTCCTGCACAAGTATATGATTAGCCCCCAGTTCAAGATAGAGGATGCCTTGGCGAGCCTATTAACGCCAATTTCGGGGCTTAATGTGTGTGTAGCGAATAGAGGGGGGTTAAGGCTCTTCCCTTACGCAACCATTAAAGCCTCTATCGGAAGCCAGCAAATCGTCCCTTACTCTGGCGTATTTGAGATTAGTGTAGAACTCAACTATTCAGATTCGGCCACAAGAACCACCCAAGCCACATTCGATGACAATTATTACAACATCTTTTCTGCCCTATATAGCAATAACAATACATTAGTAACAAAAGTGCAAAACAAAGTGACTGATTTGAGGGTATTTATGGGAAGAATTACATCTCAATCTCCTAGCATAAGGGCTAATAAAAGGGCTTGGCAAAGAGGCTTAACATTATCATTTATCGTGACCCCAGACGCTAATGCTGACGGATTGCGGGATTATGATTTTTCTGAAGCCTTAAACAGCTTCTACCTCGCCACGATTTAACAAGGAGATTGAGATATGGCACTATCCATTTTAGACGGCAACCAGTCGGCAACCACCCTTTCTACCATTGTAACGAGTGGGCAACATATCCCTGCCCATACTGTTGTTAGCCTTGGAACTCAAGCGATTACAAACATTAGTAGTGCAATAAGTGGTAGCACGGTCTGTGTTGGCAATCTCGGCCTCTTGCAATCTACTGTTGCAACTGAAGGACTTTCTGCATCTGGTGGTTTTATTAAAATTGGTGGGCATACTGGGACATCTACAACCGGGAATATAGTTCACGTTTCTTCTGTTGGGGCGTTGCGTGTCGATGGTTCTGTTTATACACAACCAGTATCTATTGCGTCAGTTACAATCGGGAACACAGTTACAATCGCTGGAACAGTCACGGCTAACCCAACTGGAACACAGACGATTGCTGGCACGGTGACGGCGAATGTGGATTTTGCCGCAGTTCCTAACGAAGAATCACCATCAAAAGCGGTTTTGATTGGATTTGATTCTGGCGGAACAATCGTAAGGGCTGGTAGCCTTGACCCTCTCCCCATCTCTGGCACAGTCACCATCGGCTCTGCCCTTCCTACTGGCACAAACCGCATCGGCGTGGTGACGATTGGTGGGGGAACGGTAACGATTGGAGCAGGGACGGCACAGATCGGAAGCGTAACGGCCAGCCTGCAGGCAAGCTCTATTACTGGCAGTTTAAAAAGCCTCACATATCAAGATATATCCACAGTTGCTTATTTGAATGTTGCCGTTGGCTCGCTACCAGCATTAACAAGTGGAACAAATCAGATCGGCTCTGTCACCGCATCCATCAGCGGGACTGTTCCCATCAGCATCTCCTCCGTCACAGTAGGCAACAGCGTCACCATCGGCTCGCTCCCTGCGATTAGTGGGACGGTCACGGCCAACCTAGCAATATCTTCTTCGGCCATCACGTCAGGCAGTTTTAGCTCACTAACTTCAGCCACACTCGTCCCTGCCAATACGGCCCGCAAGATGGCCACCGTCTACAACCTTGGAGCAGGGCAGTTATTTGTTAATGCAGGGACAAGTGCGACCACGCTAGGCGGTGGGTTTATGGTGGCTCTATCGAGCGGTGATTTCTACGAGTGCGACTACACCACCACCACGCTTTCCGCCATCTTCGCTACCGCTGGCACGGCAAGCTGGGTCAGCCATTAAGGAGTAGGCGATGCCTCTTACTAGATCACTTCCAGAAACATCTGGCCTATTTGGAAGCAAGCTGATGAGTGGATACATACCATCTGCATCTCATAACGGTTCTGGTTCTCTGTGTTTACTTCCAGTAACAAATAGAAGATTTGACGGAACGCAATCAATTTCATTTGGGGCTAGGGCTATGTTTTTCTGGAGATTTATGATACCAAAGCCAGTTGAAATATCTGGAGTATCACTTGCTTTTACTGCAAATACAGCAACCACGAAAACGCTTACATCAATTACTGAAAGTAGTGGTACAGCAACCGCAACCTCGACAGCTCACGGATTTGTTGCTGGTGATAGGATAAGAATAGCTGGGGCTACGCCATCAATCTACAATGGAACAAAGTTAATCTTAACAGCGGCAACAGATACATTCACATTTGCAGTTACGGCTGGCACTGGTTCTGCATCTGGAACAATTACAGCCAGAGAGTTTGTTGGTTGTGCAATTTATAATGCAAGTCCAGACGATTTATTTCCGAGAAACAAGCTGTCGGATTGTGCGATATTGCCATCGACATCCAATGTTATAACAAATCTTGACACAAACATAACTCTTTCTTCTGGAATTGTATGGGTTGCCCTTGGTGGCTCAAGGCTTTCAAATAATAGCACACTTGCAACTGTTGTAACTGGCGATGAAAACACATCTATGGTTAACACATATTTAACTGGATTTAAAACGCAAAGATTTCAACAATATGGTGGGGGTTGCGGAATATATTCATTCGACAACGAAAGTCCATTTACATCTGATGGTAATAGCGGTTTCAAGCAAACATTAACTACTGGCTTGCCGACAAGTGGACTAGTAAGGGTCGGAATTGAATCCAATGCTTCTTCTGGGGCAAACTGGACCTCAAAATGTCCCATGGTTGGACTTGTAATAGTGTAATGCCCCTAATCCTCCTCACCCTATTGCTCTGCTCCTGCTCGCCAAAGCCAGTAGATCATAACAATATGTTGCCAAGATATTCTGATATGTCGGCGGCTGAAGATGCGGGGAAGGTGAAATGAATGAGTGTCACAGATGATAGCGATACCCCTAGCTGGCGGGACTTTATGGCAAGCCTCAAATTCCTAGAGGCCGAGGGCTACATAGAGATATTCTATAACGACAAGGGCGAGCAGATGGTTAGGATTGCCCCCGGTGCAGAGCGAGCTACGCTATGAGTGCAGATCAAGTTGCAGACTTGAGAGAGCGTTTGGCAAGAATCGAGGAGCGGCAGGTGGGGTTGATTTCAATTTTAGAGCGTCATACCAGCGAAATAGCTCAATGGACAGCCAAGATCAACGGCAAGGTGGACACCTTAGAGAGGGAGTCGCACACCATCAAAACTAAGCTATGGCTAGTTGCCCTAGTGTCTGGGGCTGTATTCTCTACAATCTGGGAACTCATAAAGGTGCGAGTGTTCTCACGATAATTTGACACAAAGGAATATCAAATGGCCGCTACAAGTATAGGACTTTCTACTGTTGCCTTTGGATTAGCCGCTGAAACTGGCGTTGTTATTCAGAGCTTCTCACTCACAAGCACAGCAGAAACAACGGAAGTCTCAAAGCACAACGGCACTCACTCTGCTGTTGCGTTTTCTGCATTCAAAAGGAATGTTAGTCTTTCTGGTAATTGTAGCGGTGCAGTTGCCTCTTCTGGAATTGGTGGAGCTCTTGCTCTAACTGGCAACACAACCGCAGTATCTAGTGGAACTTACTTTGTGACGGATGTTTCTTTCTCACAAGCCGCCGATGGCTTTAACAGCTTTGACCTATCAGCAACCGCATACGACGGATTAAATACATAATATGGCCGCTACAATCATTGGAAATAGCACAGACCTAGCCTTCGGGATTGCCTCTGCACAAACCGGGATGGTGATTCAATCTATCTCATCCTCTGCCTCTGCTGATGCAGTTGAGCTAAAGAATAAGGGTGGGGATGTAACGGCTGTAGTGTTCCGCAATAAGAAAGTCACCTACTCGGTAGAGGGTGCATACACGACCTTTAGCGGTAGCGTTGGGGCAACGATCACAGTATCCAACGGAAGCAACTACGACCTATCTGGTGCGGCCTATATTACCGAAACCGCTAGAAACCGAAGTGCAGATAACTTTGAGACGGTATCCTTCACGGCAGTTCGATACGATGGTATAAGTTAGTTTTAACCTAGAAATCCTTATGCAAGAAAAAATCCTTTATACTCGCAACATTAAACTAGCCTCGGTTCTCGCCACATTTGGCATCCCATTCAGAGAGAAAGAGCCAATGGCTGTTATTGAGGATGCAGACGACAACAATCGCAGAAGCGTTACATTCTTCTTTAGCGACCTCCCCAGTGGTCTTGGGGGCAAGATCGTTGATATGTGGGAAAAGGGCTGGTCAGCCATCACGAATTATGATGACCCCATAGCCTATTGCAGAGCCGTGCTAGAGAACCGAGAGCGTCTTTTGGACGCTATGAACAACGCTACCCCCCTAGTCAAAAAGCAGTTTGGGAAAGCTACCTTGCTAGTTAGCAAGAACGCATCCCCAGAACTACGAAAGAAATTGAGCAAATACCTATGAACCTAGACCTACAAAAAGATGAGGAGATTCTAAACAAGGCACTCGATAAATCCTTTGTCATAAACGAAAGGATGTTCAAGGGCAACAAGGTTGGTAAGTTCACCCTAGGCACACGAATCGTGATGAACCAGATTCGTGAGGAGGCAGATACTACAGAGTTCTTTATTTGGTCTAGCTTATATTGCCTCACCCACCCAAGATCGGAGCTAGTGAAATTGGCTTGGGACAAGGCCAAGTTTAGGGAGGCGGTTCTGAATTGGTCTGATGACTTTAATGAGGCTGATTTTATTGAAGGAGTTAAGATTGTTGATGAAATCTTCTCTGAAATTGCAGAGGCTCGTGTTCAGACTAATGGGGGGAACGACTCCCCAAAATAGTACAGCCAGCCGGGATTGCTTCGTCCGTCTGGCTATTTGCAAAGGAGTTTGGGTGGACAGCAGAGCAAGTATTGTGGGAGATGGCAGAGGTGCAACTTGTTCAGCTAGAACACGCTATGCTTGTCAATCGTGGAATTGATGTTAGGAGGCACAACTCTAACGCAGTAAATATCATTGATGATATTCTTGACGATAGACAATAAATTTATGGCTAATGTATTTAAGCTGGATACTAGGGATTTCAATAGAACTATCGATAAGTATATTGAGTTGCGTAATGTTGATTTTCTAACAGAAGTAAATAGGCGAGCCGCCAACATCATTATGAGGGCGATGCAATACACAAAAAGAACAAGCCCAGAAAGAGTGGTTAGGGAGCTTGGGGCAATACAAGAAGTAAGAAGGCTAAAGGGCGGTACTGGCAGAGAGACAAAGGCCAAGAGAAATCGTGACTTCTATAAGGGAACACCGGCAGGGTTTAAGATATTTAATTGGAGGAGAAAGAATAGGCCACAAAGTCTGCCACCTAAATTGCGGGGCGGTGGATTGGGTGGCAAAGGAATGGGGCAAAGGTATGATGGTTTTGTAAAATCTGTTAGGCGTTCTTGTGGTTATATTGTTTCTGGCTGGCTACCCGCATTGAATAGGTATAAACAGCAAGGGGTAAGAAATACAAAAACTGATATTAAGAAACAGCCATCCCCAAAAACTTCTGCTGGAAAGGGATATGCCGTGCCAGCACAAAGGGCTGGTGATTTTATTAAGACCATATTTGCAAACACGGCCAACGCTGTTGATAAGATTGGGGTTGCCCCCCTTCGGCTTGCCTTCCGACTAGAAGAACAAGATATGAAAACATATATAGAACGCAAGGAACAAGAGAGGCTTAACAAGCTCAAGAGATAATATGGCCTTTAAGCTAGAGGGAGAGGTAGTCATTGACGGACGCAAGGGAACAACTGCGTTAAAAGACCTTCAGAGGGAGGCCAACAAGACATCTGATACATTTAGGAGGGCTGGCGGGAATACTGAGCGACTGGGGAAAAGCCTCTTGTCCCTCGGCCTTAATGCTGGCAAGGCTGGGACATCCTTGGGGTCGTTGGCTAGACTTGGCACTGGTGGGTTGTTTGGTGCGGCCGTCCTTGGCTCAATCAATAAGTTTGGAGAAACAGTCAAACAAGCCTCAACAGACTACTACCAATCCCAGAAAGCCTTGTCAGATGCCTTCGAGATGTCATTTAAGAGTACGAGCGTTGAACAAGCACAAGCTGGTCTAGAAAAGACAGAGGACACGATTGAGTCTTTGCGGGGCAAGATCACCCAGCTTGGGGCTTTTGGAGGTATACTCAAGGGCATAGAAAAATTTACTGGCATAAATCTTGGTGTCGGAGACACAGAGAAAGCCCTAGAAACCGCAAGAGCAAATCTAACCATACTTGAAAGCACGGTTGAGGCTAGAAAGAAAGAGTCGGATGCGGCCAAAATTCTTGAAGGAGAATTAAGCTCTCTAGAGCTAGCCAACAAAATGAATGCTATTGATATTAAAAATCAAGCATTAAAGGGAGACATTTTAGACGAAAACGCATCAATAGCTTTTAACGAACTGCAAACTGTTGAGCTTCAAATTTTCGCACAAAAAGAACTATTAAAAACACTCGAATCAATGACTGGCGTTAAAAAGAACCAAGAGGCTATTGATAAGAGTCTTGCCTATTTGGCAGACGCAAGGGTTCGCAAGGCTCAAGCAGAATATAATTTGGCAAAAGCAAATAACGATGCGAATGCCAAACGCTCAAAGCAAGCACAAGAGGCCGGCGGTGGTCTATTAGGTGCAAGCAGGGCGGGGCAACAAGCCCTAGATACAGCAAGGAAAGTAAGAGCAAGGGAGGTGAGTAAAGAAGATTTTAGAACGCAAGATCAAGTATTTGAGAGTATGAAAAAAGAGGAAAACGTTAAGAGGAAGGCAAAAGGATTGCCACCAGTAACAGCCCAGAATATGCGGGAACAAGTTGCCGCACAACAGGCCGCAGGGGAGATGCCACTACTTTCTGAAAAACTTGGAGCGATGCAGGGGACAACACCAGCAAGTCAGATCGCCGCAGAAAAAGCAAAAGGTGGCGGAGGTGTAGATATGCAAAAAGCATTATTAGATGCAATTAAGGCTTTGTCTGACAAGTTGCCAGCCGCAGTAGCAAAATAATAAATATATGGCAACAACTATTATCTCCAACATTTCCGGGTTCGACTTTGAGCCAGACATCATAACAGACAATGGCCGTGATGGGATTACGGCTTTTCAATTCTCTGTTGTCGGTTCGTTCTCTGCCCTAAATTCAAATTTTTCTTTAGATGAGGTATTGAGTGGCGTACCAGACCAACCACCCGGTAACTTCCGTGTTGTTCGCAGAAATATGAGTCATATTGC